TGCCTAGACACAGAAACAGTCAGAAAAAGGCTTAAGAAGAGAGTCGAAAATCAAAAGATGTACAAAGTACACTTTATAAAAGGAATCCGCTCACATATGAGTGAATGGTTAATCACCAGGTCAGATGCAGCATGGGAAAAGGTGAAACACCATTTTAAAGGATAATACAACCCAGAAAATATCTATGTCGAAGAAACTAACGGGACAGTACCTTCAGGAGATTCCTTTTAAACAAGTTTAGGCAATGCAATAGGCCTAATACCTGAATGGTCATATATAGGGTCTCTTCTTGGCCCAGACTACGATTTTTTCACTTGTGCGATTAATAGCGTATAGTACGGTATTCCCAACAAGTGTAAAATTTCTTTCTCAGTTTCAGGAGATGACATTATGTAAATTAGCACATAAAGAATATTGCAGCAATTGGGCGAGATTTGTAGATAATTCTTTCATGATAGGAAGGAAAATATCGTCCATGGGTTAGGCCAACTGTTAAAGTCTTTCAGTATCACTGACATTGAAGGAGGAGAATTCTGTAGTAAATAATTTTACTAATTCGACAACAGGATCTATGTTGTACCAGATCTCGGTAAACTGTTAAGAAAATCAAGCGGATTTACTGGTGACAACCTATTTTTCAAAGCCTATCCCGGTCTTAAGTGTATGGCCTTATATTAACAATTCGGAGGATTGTCGAAACAACTAGACAACATATTGTTATTACAAGCTCATACATTCGGTATGCCTCAAGACTTTGAACTCAGAGACTTCTTAGTAGCAGAACTTCTTAAACACCAAGATTATAGGTTTTTAGGAACTCAATCTTTGAAATACTAGCTATCTTCTTAGATTGATGAGCGAAACGGATTTGACGATTTGAGCTATTGCAATACTGCTCAAATTTGTTAACAGATACAGTTCAAAGTTGACGCGGCCTTTTCAATCACAGGATTCGGATTGAAGAACAAAATTAAATAATAAGTAGAAACCTGACCTCACATTCATGAACCGAAAAGACCATAAAAAGAATCCCAAAAAAGCTCCCTAACCCGCAATGAGGAGCAATAGAGCGCAACCCAGATCAGCGCTAAATAAGAGTGCCAGTCAAGGCTAGATACTGTCGAGCTTAAAGCAAATTAGCAAATAATTGACACTCCAAAGCTACCATGGGAATATTAATCAATCCCAGACGAAGAATCTGAAAACTAACAGATCTTAGAGCCAATAAGGGAAGAAGCCTCTGTTGAAGAGTAACTATCCGAAAATGCTGGGTCAAACTGTAGCAGGAAGCGGAGTGTTTAGCAATAATGTACACAAGTATAACACCCACAAGCTACACGAGAGAGTCAAACGTAGACCAATGATACCGG